TTTTAGTTATTGTATAATTCATAGTATATAATAATATTATAAAAATAAAGGGTGAGGACTCCCTCACCCTCTAGGTAATCTTATTATGCTATACCATCTGCATTTACGTCATCTATAGCACTAGTAGGTTCTACTACTGATGGGTCTGTATCAGCCAAAGCTGCATCATCTGCTAATGCATCAAATCCTAGTGGAGTTAACTGTGCATCTAGAATTGCAATTAATTCATCTCTAGTTGTATCATTATCTCCAGGAATTGCAATAATAGTAGCCTCATTGTTCAGATATTCTAGCCATGCTCCAATTGAAAATTGGTCATATGTAAGTGCTATTACATCATATTTCTCAGATACTACTGTATTGAAAGTTCTTTCATTAGCTACACCATTAAGAGTTGATACTCTATATGGTCCTTCAGTCCACCCTTTAGACATGTATTCTAATTGCTTAATGTCATATCCTGAACCTTCTTCAAAAGCTGCTTGCTGTGTAACAGTAACAGTACCATTACAACTGAAGCCTGCTACTTTAGTCATAATAGCAACAGTTTCTCTTGGATAGAAGTATTTTAGATTAACATTACAGAAATTATTGATAGCTTGAGTTACAGTTGTAATCTCTAAGTCTGTGTATACATAATCTGCTGGGTCTGATTGAGCAGCATTGTAAGTCATTAAAACTTCTAAGTCTGCATCAGAAACTTCAGCACCTGCTGAAATATTAGCTGATGTACCATGTGTTGCAATAGTCAAATTTTGTCTTGCTAATGCAATTGCTGTAACTAGACCTGATGGGTCATTGTTAATGTTTTCTTTCAGTTGTTTAGTAATTTCATTTGCATCCCCTGATGGGCAAGTTGGTTCACAACCATTGCAGCATGAAGTTACAATACTATAAGTCTTTGTGAATTGATTATATCCTTGAGTTCTGTATATCTCTTGGTTTCTCAATTCTAACTTAATACCATATTCAGTTTCACAATCTGCTGTATAGTCACTTAGAACTACTTTTAGAGGTTGTCCTGCTGTATGTGGTCTAAAGCTATAAAAAGCTATGTTTTTAGCTTGTATGTGGCTTCCCGCTGATTTAGCAATATCATCTGTAGCTGCATCACCATCTAAATCTAAACCTACTGCTAGGTAGAAATTTCTAGGAGTTGATGTAGCATTAATAGATACATTAGTATTGAAGTCAAATACACCTATTTGTCCTGGTGCTAAATCTACAACAGAATTACCAGCCCCAAGTACGCTTTGGTCTCCACTTGTTACTAAAACCTGAAACACATCATTGTTTCTACTCATAATTCTTTAATTTAATTAATTTGATTTAAATTTACTTTTGCTTGTTTTATTTGATAATCTGGTATCTGCAATTCACCAGTTTTTATAAGTACAGCTATATCCACAATTTCTCTATGTGTATGTTCTGGAAGTTCACAATCTTGAGACCCTACTAAAGCTGTACCATCTGGTAAGTTGTAAGTTCCCCCTGGTAAAAAGTCTTGAGCATTGTGAATATATGCATGTTTTCTTATATAATTTATTGATACACTATCTATGTCAAATGTACCATCTGTAAATACTTTTAATACATTACCAAAGAAATGCATATTGACTTCTCCCCATTCAAATGAAGACCTATCAAAAGGACTAGTTTCATGTAAATCATCATGTTGAACTATCCTACCTCTAACTCTTTTAGAGCCACATCCTTCTTTAGTTATGTTAACAAAAGATGAAAGATAAAACATATAGTCATTAGGTATACTTACAATCCATTCTGTTGGAATAGATGTAGGAACTCCTATTCCTACAGAGTTATTAACTACTATAGTTTTAATATCATCAATTGCTCTTTGGTTTACTTCAAAACCTAAATGATTTCTATATCTTGGTTCTGCAATAGATTTTATAAAAATCTCACATGCTTCATTTAAAGCCCAATCTATTTCAGGAACTCTTAAATTTTTGTACTGCTGACTGTCAACTTTATTTATTTTAGTTTTAAAGTCATAGTGCATGCTTCTTACATCCATATCAATTAATCATTTAATTTTTCTAATACTTGAGCTTTAAGTACTTGGTTATTTTTATCTAAGAAATAATCTACTGTAGATTCTGTATCAAATCCTAATTGGTCATCCATATAATATATAGATGAACCTTCTTTTCTTAGTACTCCTTTATATAAAGCTTCTAATACAAGTGCATGTACAGTTGTTCTAGCCTTATCCCTTTGAATCAATGTAAGGACTTTATCTGGTCCATGTTCATCAATCATCTCATCAATCTTAAGGTCTACAAAATCTTCACTTTGTTTTCTTACTGAAACTCCTGAAAGAATCTGAACAATTTCAGCCTTTCTAGATTTAGTAAGTTTAGAACTTTCTATAATTACTTGTCTTTTAATAGCTGCTTTAGAAGCTTTTAGCTCAACTTCTTCTGCTTCATCAAATATTACAAAAATAGCACTTGGAAACTTACCCTCTTCATACTCTTTTTGTGAATTTGCTACTAAATCAGATGATTTAAGTATTTTAATTTTAATCTCATCTAATGGTTTTTTAGTATCAAATACATTTGTTTTGTGTTCTAGTTTTACCACAGCTGCTGGAGAATTCCAGAATTCATGTGGTTTACCTAGTGTGTAATCAGGTGATAAATTATAACCTGTTGCACTTTCTAATCTTTCTCTATCTTCTTTAGATAGCCCTGTATCAAATTGCCCTGTGTTTATATTTATAAGAGCTTCAATAGTTACAGGTCTTGCAAAGGCTTCTTTCCCAACCTTGCTATGCCATCTTTCCTTTTCAATTGGTCTTACTTCTACAATTGCCATAATAAAATTTTTAATTAATAATTCTCTTTGCTTAAGGGGGTGTTTAATCCCCCTTTTGCAAAGATAAGAAATAAAATAGGATTAACCTACATTTCTCTTTAATATTAATTCACCACATTTAGTGATATCTTCAATGTGAACTCCACATATCTTAGATACGTGCATTGAGTAGTATTCTCCAGAGTGAGACATTAATCCACCTTTAGAAGGTCCGTAAGGATTAACTAATCCACCTACATAACCAAATTTGTATCCATCTTTCTTAGAAACTAAAGATACGTTTGATTCTCCATTACCTCCTGAGAAGTCAAGGAAAGTGAATCTCATTGACTCAGTTGGGAATCCAGTTACTGGGTCAATTTCAAAGTTAATACTTCTATCATCATATAGTGGGTTGTGTACCAATTCTAACTCAGCACCATTGTGCATTTTGTATTGTACGAATTGATATCCAACTGAATAAGCATTTGTGTGATATGGTGAGCTTGCTTTTTGAACTGGGTTAAAGTTTTGATTAGCAATAAACCAACCTCTCTTATCCATAATATCTTGCATTGCTCTATTGAACAATACCATTCCGTATTCTCCTGTGAATACTTTGATTTTTCTTCCTGAACCTGGTTTAACTCTTGAGTAGAAGATATCTAATAAGAATTCTTCAATAAGTTTTGCAGTCAATTCAGTGTAGTAATGTAAGTGAGAATCTTCTAATTTCTCTTGGATACCTGAGAATGAATCTACACTTCTACCAGTAGAACCTTCAATACTTCTAGCTTTTCTGTTATACCAGAAAGCTCTTTCTAGTTCCCTATACCATTGTTGCCAGTACTCTACTTCAGCATATTTAATCCATGAGTCATGATATCCACCTTTAGAGTCAGCTATTTTAACAGCTAGAACTTCTTCAGATGCATAGTCAGTAACTTGGTATTTTTTTCTGAATTTACCCATTGAGTCTTTTAAAGTCAATGGCATAGCGTATTGAGTACTACCATCTTGGTTAGCACCTTCTTCGTATGTAGAATACATTTTAGCCCATTGCTGTCCTGGTTGTAGTAAGCTTACAGGTACAAATGAATTGAAATCATCTGATACTAATCTTACTGTATAAACCCAACCTTTTCCATGTCTTTGGACTTGCTCCATAATTCTACATTGGTACTTTTGACCTGATGTACCTGGAGTAATAACATCACCTGGCTCATACCAGTTTTCATCTAGTTTGATTTTAAATGTTTGCTTACCTTTACCTGGAGTGGTATTAGAAGCTGGCTCAACATTTTCTACAACAACTAGAGGTCTTGTACTTGCTCCTTTTAATTGCCATTCCCATTCCATTGTTGTAAGCACTTTTTCTGCTCCTGTTCCCCAAGCTATACTAGATAGTGGGTTATCAGAGTAGTAATTCTGTGCAGAGAAAAGTTGATTCATCTTCCCTTCAAATACATGAGGCTTAGCAATCAAAGCAGCACCCAAGTGGTTTAGCTCAGTCATGTTAGCATGCCAAGGCATTTGCTTTGTTTTTAATTTACTTCCTAATGTCGCCATAGTTTTTCTTTGTTAATCTTTTTTTAATTAAATAATTCAGCTAAACTTGAACCTTGTGATGAACTTCCAGAATTTACAGGTCTTAAGTTTCTGCGCTGTTCTAAATTACTTTTAATTTTTTGTGTTTGTTTTGTTTTGGTTGCTTTTTCAAACTGACTCATATCAAAATCTGAATGAATTAGTTTAGCAAGAAGCACCATCTTGCTTGTGTCTTGAAAGACTTCTCCCAGTTTTTTCTGAAATCCTGTTATGGATTTTGTATCAGAAATTTTATTGTTTTTCTTAGTTAAGAAATTATATAATTCTGTTTTATCTTTTGCTGTTATTTTAAATCCATTTACTTCATTAGTTTCATCTAAAGCTCCTTTAACACTATCTCTAAACACTTGTTCTTGTTCAGCTATAGCTTGTTTATTTTCTTCAGCTTGTCTAAGAAGGGCTTCTTTGTTTGCTTTTACATCTTCTTTTAATTTCTTATCATACCTTTTAGCAACCTGTTCTTTTTTATTGCTTTCTGTAAGATAAGCTAATCTATCTTCAATTTCATCTGAATCCCAACCTTCTTGTCTTAATTGGTATCTAATTACTTTATCCTGATAATCTTCTTCTGCTATATTACCTTGAGGTATTTCAGAATCTGATGAATAAGTCTTTAAGAAGTCTGCTGTACTTCCACCAGTTCTTTTAAACTTAATAAATGCTTGTGCATCTTCATCTAATTCTTGTTTAGCCCAAGTTTCTAATCTAGATGTAACTTCAGCTTCATAATCAGCTTGTTGTAATTCAAATAACTTATCAAAGTCAAGTTCTTCTCCCTCAGCTATTTCAACATGTTTTAAAAGACCTTTTTCTTTAAAATCTTTATATACATCTTGAACATAAGTTTCAGGACTAGCAGATTGTTCTTCCTGCTCCTCTTGCTCTTCTTCTTGTTCTTCTTCAGATTCTTCATCAAAGAATACAGCAGCTTGTTCTTCTTCTTTCTCCTGTTCTTCTTCAAGTTCCTCTTCAGGCTTTTCAGTCTCTACTTTTTCAAGTTTCTTTTCTTCAACTCCTGAACCAAAAAAATCTAGACTTTCTTCTTCCCAGTTGAAGCCTAATAGACCTTCAACTTCTTGTTCTTCTACTTTTTTTCCCATTGCTTGTGCAAATTTAAGATTAATTATTTAATTTTTTAAAGTTTTAAAATGAATTTTTAAAAGTTGTAGCTAATAGCTAAATCTTATTTCTTAACTATTTTGTTACCTTTTTGTTGTTTAATTTTAAGTTTTTCGTTTTTAAGTTTTTCTTTATCTACATCTTTTTGATGTTCAAATTTCTTTTCATCTAATTCTTGTTTTTTAGCTTTTATATCTGCGTCTACTCCTGCTTTATATACTTCTAATATATCTGGAGTACCATCTTTATCTAAATCTTTATCTTCATTAAATCCAAGAGATAGTATAGCTTGTTTTTGTAACTCAAACTTAGCTTTCTCTCTAATCTCTTCCATATTATTTTGATGTTCAGTAGCCATTTTTTCTCTTTCCCAATCTCTAGCAAGTTCAGCTTGCTCATTAGCAGATTGAATTTTTTGTTGTTCAATAGCTTGTTCTCTTTCTTTTCTATCTTGTTCAGCTACTAACAATAATTCTTCAGCTTCTTGAACACTATTACTTCTCATAATTTTAAGTACATCTGAAAGTTCAGCTGTCTGATTTTGTAAAGCTGCATGAGATAATTGTTGTACCATTTGAAGTGCTTCATGTGACCTCATTGAATTAGATACAAATATTCCATAAGTAGAATTTTCTAGTAAATCATAATCCATAGATATCATTCTTCTAGACATATCATCTAATACATAATTTAAATATCTAGGTTGATATTCTGCATAAGATACTTTAGCAACTTCAACTAATGCTTGTAATACATTTCTTTTTATATTATTATGTACTTCAAAATAAGGTTCTAATATATTTGAGGATTGTACTATAGCTTGTTGTGTATTTCTAACAGCTTCATCTGCTCCAATTTGTCCTTCAATTTGTTTAGTAACACCTACAGATTCTCCACATCTTCTTTCAATATATTCAGCTAATGCTATATATTTTTGTATATCTGATGCTAGAGACATGTCTACATCTTTAGCTGCTTGTGTAATATCTGCATTCCTATTACCTTCTTCAGAAGGGTCCATAAATCCAATATTGTTAGCAGTGAAGTAATGCATCCATTTCTCTAAAGTAATCCCTGATGATTTAGGTATTAAATTAAGATTCATTAATAATTTTTTACCTTCATCTGATGCAGTAAGTAATTCAATTCTATAAGTAATAATATTATAAAAATACTGCCAATACTTCATTCTATCTACAATTGAAGTGACAGATGAATTCAAATTATCATATGCAGCTCCAATAAAAGATAGTTTACAATTATATAAATTATCTAAATCTTTAAATTGTCCAGGTACTTCTCTTAAGAAAGCATATTTATCTTTATCTATTTTATATCCTTCATATTTTGTTACAATCCATTCTATTTCTTCTGAAACATCTCCTGCTTCATAATTAAGTTCATAAGATTCATCTTGCATATCAGTATAAGGTTCACCAGAAATTGGGTCTATACCTGATACAAATTTAATTGGTTTTAATCCTTTCCATTCTCCATGAAGTACTCTAACTCCAACCATAGAAGATGTACCATCATTTCTAAATGTAAATGATGTATCTGGGAAAGCTGACATAGTATGAAAAGATTCATATATCTCATCTATTTCTTTATTAGTAAGTTCTGAACCAAAATGTTTTACAATTTCAGATGGAGTTAAAAACATTTCATAAGCAGCCCACTCTCCTTCTTCAATATAATCTAAGTCAGGAGATTTGTCATAATCAAACCTAAGAGGATTTACTACTTTAACTGTAGGTTCACCATTTACTGTACCTACCCAAAATATTTCTCTACCTGAAATAAGACCATGTTTCCAAGCCTTATTAAATTTCATTTTTATATCCTCTTTTTCAATAAGATATTCTAAAATTTGAGAAGCTAAAACTTCAGCTGGGTCTTGATGTTCCCTTTGCATATATTTTTTAACTTCTTGTGGAGTCATAGCTTTTAACTCTTCTTCAATTTGTTTTTGAATCTGAGCTTTCTCATCAGATGTAAGTTCTCTTCCTTGAACTTCTTGTTGATGTTGCATTTCTAACTCCTTTCTTATAGGAGTTATAATTGAACTTATTACATAATCTTTTAATAGTTCAACTTCTTTTTGCTCTATTCTAGTAGTAGCTTCTTCATTTACAGCTGCTATTTTCCATGAGAAAGGTCTTTTCATTTCCATTCCCATAAGAGCTTTTACTTTACCTGATATAATATCTTTGTTATTAAAATCAGCTGGAAGTTCCCCAACTTCTTTTCCAAATGGAGCACATATGTATTCAAAGTCTGCTTTATTAATTATATTATTAAATAAATCATAATTAACTTTCATTCTTCTATATTCAGATATACCATATATACCATCTGATGTAACACCAAACATACCACCATTTACAAAGGAAGCTCTATCTAGATTATCTAGTTGTTCTTTAAAATACTTTTTATCTTCAGCATTTTTTTGTTTTCTAGTTAGCCTTTGATGTGCTACTATTACTTCTTGTTCTGCCATTATCTTTTGTAAAATTTATCCATTAAGGAGATTATTGCTTCAGCATTTTTATTTTTATTGGTACTATATTCTTTATCCAACTCTTCTTCTTGAGTTTGAAACATAACCATCATAAAAGCCATAACCCTATCAAAGTTACCTTTCTTATTATATTGTATAAGTTCTTCAAGAAGTCCAATTGAATTAATTGTTTCTAAATTTAATATTGCATTTCCATGCTCATCATAGTCTCTTTTTTCAAGTAACCAATCTTTAATATACTTTTCCCCATCATCTTTAAGTTGAGGTGTCATATGTATACCATATATTCTCGCTACAGTAGAATTTTTAACAGATTTAGATATAACAGCATCTGGCTGTACAGCTAGTTTAAATAATTCTTTATTTCTTCTAAAGTAGTTTTTAACATGAGTTACTTCATTTTCATGCATTATTTCTGCATTGTATAATTCAGCTAATTGTGATGCAATTCTATTTACATCATCAGCTTCTTGTGGTCTTCCCACATATTCAGCTACTATAATATTTCTGTGATATGAAAATTTATGTGAAGATTTATATACATATATAGCAGCTAATGATACACCTTCTGACAAATCTTGTCTATAAGGGTCATATCCAATTTTATACAACCCTTTAGGAGGATTATCTATTGGATACTCATATATAATAGGACAACCTGATATATCATCTAGCTTAGGTCTATAATTATATACAGGTTGTAATTTTCCTTGTAAATCTGGTTTAGCTATAATTCTACCATCTTTTCTTTCTAAGTAAACTGGAGTACCTTTCTTATATTGTAATCTTTCATGTATTACTTTATTTAACTGATTTCTTAGTTCTACAACTGGAAAGTTATTAGTAGAAACAGTTAAGAAAGCTTCAGAAGGACAGAAAGGGTACTCCTGTACATGCTTTTGTAATGTAGCAGATGAAGAAGATTCTTCTAATAATAATTGTCTTCTATCCATCTCATATTCAGTAGCTCCTTCTATATCAGAATTACCCTGCTCATCATAATATCCTTCTAAATTCCAGGTTACAGGATGGAAAAATCCACACACTGAATCTTCTGCATTCTCATCCCATATATTTTTAAATGGCATAAGTCTAAATGCAATTGGATTATAAAACATATCTGCATAATCTACTGTACCAGATTCCATATCTCCACCTGTACCAAATATTACAATTTGTCCAGTAATATAAGAACCTCCAGTAAGAGCAGGATATATAGCATTATATGAATCTTTTAAATTAGGAAAAGCACCTGCTTCTTCTAATAAAACTATTTTACCATCTTTACCCCTAGCAGCATCTGGATTATCTTTAAATGAAAGTGCAAAGATTTCAGATTTATAACCTTTTTCCATAGTCACTCCATTTACTGTAGATTTATAAGATGCCTTTTTATGGTCTTGCTTATCTACATAATCTCTTGACTTTGCCCATCCAGTATGTTCATTTAAGAAATTAATATAATCTGATGACATACCCATAGTACCTTTAGGATATAAGAATTTCTTTTCATGTGCACCAATTATAATCTGAGCATTTCTCTCAGTATTATATATATTGGCACAAACAGCTCCATTCTTATATGAATAACCTTTTCTTCTTGACTTTCCTACAATCATATGATAACCACCATCTAAATAATCTAAATGTGGTTTAACCATAAGACCTAATCTATCTAATATTCTAAGCGATATGGTATCTCTTTCTCTTTTAAGTTCTATATACTCTGAATTACTTTTATAATTCTTCTTATCTTTTTTTCTTATTTGTTTTACTTGCTTATCCAATGCAACCCACTGTTCTCTTTCTTGAGCAGTAGATGGAACTAAAGAATTTTTAGAACATATTCCATTTCTAGCTATTTCCAAAGACCAGAAATAATTATAATCTCCATCCCAAAAGTCTGGTTGTTGTTCTATTTTATTAGCAGCTGTAGAAGAATCATCTTCTTCTTTTACAATTTGAATTTGAGTAAAATTAAGATACATATAATGGTGTCCAGTAATCTTGTGCACATTACCTTGATTATCCACAACCTGAAAACCATTTTGACAATAGCCAAGTTGCTTCTCCCAATAGTCTAACCAATCAGGTGTACCAGTAGGAGCAGTACAATATGCATTATTTTTCTGAAAGTTAATAGCTTCTTCTCTAAATACAGAGGAATCTATCCACTTACCATTATTTTCTCTTATATTCATTACTTAACCATTTTTTGGTAATACTATCATTAATCTGTAATATATTTTAATCTGTATAGTGTATGTGCCACTAATTGTTGTATTTCATCCATCTGATTAAGAAGGAATGACTCTTTTATATTAGCTTTTTCTGATTCAATTGCCTTATACAATCTTTCAAAATAAACTATAGGGTCATCTATCATACAACATTCTCCTACTTCTATATCTGTTATTGGGTGTATTCCCATATAAGTTTCTATAAAAGTATCCATTAAATCATCTATACCTTCATAGTAAGTAGCCATTGCATTGTGCAAAGCTAATTTCTTGTTTGGCTGAAGTAAATGCGTAATATGTGCATCTACCTGTGACTTAAATAATAATGCAGGTAATGACATAGTTTTCATTTCTTTCTTCTCACCAAATAAATCTCCAATTGTACTCATTACATTTCAAAGTGATTAATTTGTTTATTTCCTTTAGTTCTTGTTTGTTCAAATAATTCCTGCTCAACTTTTTCTTTCATTGAATTTAAATTTTGTAGAACTTTATCTGTATCATTCAATGCTCTTGTTATATCTGAAGGTTTATATATAGGCATTCCCTTATCATTCCTTTCATTTATATCAAAATTATCAAAGAATTCTCTCATCTTAGTAGCAGCATTATTTGCTGATATATAATATTTATATGTTGGTGATGCCTCTTCTTGAAATTCTTTAATTTTAATCAAAGCTTTTTCTATTAAAATATCATATTCCCAATCCTCGGTAAACAAAGCTTTTTTTAATACTTCAAACCTCTTGTCATCATCATATCCAGCATACGGATTTGATTTCCTTTTCGATGACATAAATTCTATAAAAGTAAATTCTTTTATAGCTATATCCTTATTCTTACTAGTATCTCTCTCCCATATTTCTTTAAATGGAGATATAAGTAATACTTCAGTATTAGGTTTAGCTATATTATTTTCTACTACAAATAAAAATGCCATTATTTTTCTACTTTTGCTGTAAATGTAAGTGTTTCTCCAGTACCATCTAAATAAGTTATATTTATTCCACCTGTATAAAGATAAGATTTATCTCCTCTTTTTAAGAGATGTTTAGGTATATCTGATGCTGTATAAGTTACAGGTAAAAATCCATTTTCAAACTTACCTACTTTAGTACAACCACCACATTTAGGTTTTATAACAGTTATTTTAAGCTCTGGATTAAGAGCTTTATATGTAATTCTGTTTACACTTTTAGGACTTACTGTTCCTAAGTTTATTTTATTTTTCTCCCAATTCATTTAGGTAATCTTTTAAAAGTATAATGCTCTAATTTCCATCCATATATCATTTTACTTAAATGTCTATGAAATAATATTTTACCTTGCTTCAAGGTTTTCCAATTTTCTTTTGATAACATAGGTGGATAACACGGTTTTTCACACGCTTTATTAGCCATTTGCAGTGCAGTTGTTGTGCAGCCACATAATTTACATACCCCATTATTATAACAATCTTTATCCATAGACCTTATTCTTACTTCTATCTGCTCATAGATATGTCTAGGAATCATAAATGCAAAGATACTATAAAATAATTTATATCTCAAATTTCCTTGCAAATAATAGTATATATTACTTAGTTTCATAGTTATCCAGTATTTTTTTCTTTTTAATATACCTATCTTCTGATATTATACCTTTTTTGAAATTTTCTTCTAAAATCTTTCTATTATACTTAACTCTACTATCTGATACTTCAAAAACTCCAAAATATTGTAGTCTTATATTCTCTAGTGTACCTGAAGATATAACTTGTTTAACAAATTTAAAAGGAGTTCTACAAATATCACTAAATTGTGCTAAAGTGATATCTGGATATAAATCTTTTACTTCATTATAATACTCCTCTATGTTAAATAAGTTGGAATCCACCTTGATTATTCTTTTTAATTTCTGTAGCAGCTAGGTCCATAACATTTATATCTGCCATTGTTGTATCATCTGATACTATTTTACCTTCTGCTGTAGTTAGATTTGCTGCTTTCTTGAAAAAATCTTTCCTTTTATTATCAATTTCTTCTATTTCATCTAAAAATAAACTTAGAAAAGCTTCTAACTGATATAATGTAGCCTCAAATAAACAATATTCCCAGTTTAAATCTACATCTTCCTTATCTTCTTCCTGTTCATTTATAAACTTATAAAATAATTGCTCTTTTTGATGTTTATTAGCTTTATCATATAATATTGGAGCACCTATTTCTCTCATATATTCCAGTATAAATAATCTGGAAAGTAAATCATCTGGATGTTGGAATCTAAATATATTCATTATAATGTATCTAAGTAATTTAACATTTCTTCTTCTGTCATATATTGTATAGTTTGTATTGAAGTTACTGTATTTGGATTAATTTGTTCTTCATTAGATAAATCTATTACAATAGGTTCAGTATTATCTGTTGTAGTTATTACACTTTCTACTTCGTCTAAACCCCATGTGCCAGTATGTAGATTTATTTCTCTTTCATATGGTTGTGTAAATACTTCTCTTATTGTATCCTGTAATTGTTGTGTACCTATATCAGGATATGAATATATATTTCCTGAATAGTTTATTTGTTCATATAAACCAGGTCCAGATTCTATAAAAGTAAACTCTGGGTCTGCTACCCATAAACCATTTTTAACTATTTTGTAATTTGAACTCATATCCTTGATTATTGTTTTCTGGTATTAATATTGGAAGTATCTTTAATATATTACCACTCTCTAAAATAAACTGTTTCTTTTTTAATTTGTCTAAATAGTTTCCTAAGCCACCAGCTGATATACCCAACTTACTTCTAACTATCTTTCTACCTGTTGTAGAAAATGGGTCTTCAGCTAAATCTCCTTCTAATGACATAAAAGCAGCTAGTACTTCAGCTTCTTTAGGAGTCATTTGTACAGGTAAAATGTGATTTATAATAAGCAAATGCTTTTTATAATACTCTTCCCTATTAAGCCTTAATGTTTTTCTGATAATGCTCATTAATTCTAGCTTTAAATTCTTCAATTGTACACAATAAAGGAGGAGTAACAATGAACCTAGAAGAAAAAGTAACTACTATAGCCTTTCTCCAATTGTCTTCATAAGTTATTTTAGTTTCTCTTATTTCCTTAATATCTGAACAATCAAAATAATATTTTACAATCTCTTCTTTTTTAGTTCCATCTGGTTCTGGAGGTTCCATCCCCATATCTAAATATTTCTCTATTTCTTGTTGGGACTTCTCATCATCCCCATTGTAATAAATTATTACATCAAATTCTATAAGATTTTCTAAACTTTGCATAAATTTGTGTTTATAATGCAAAGATATAAATAAATTTTAATATTACAAATAAATGTTTAATTTTTTTAATATTTTTATGAACCTAGAAAAATAATTTGTTAAATACTTGACTTTCTCAAAAATTTTCTGTAAATTGCACAAAATTTATATTTATGGAAAATTTAGAAAATAATCTATGTGGTATTTATAAAATAATTAATACTCACAATAGCAAATGTTATATTGGGTCCTCAAAAGACATAAAGAATAGATTAAAAAGACATTTTAGAAATTTAAAAAACAATAAACACAAAAATAAGCATTTACAAGCTTCTTATAATAAATATGGAAAAGATAAATTTACATATGAAATTTTAACCTTATGTGAAAAAGATAATTTATACAGTGTAGAACAAACTTATTTAGATGCATTAGATTTTAATTCAAACTATAATCAAGCAATTCAAGCTGGAGCTGGAGGATATAATAAAATGCAAAAAGCTGTTATTCTTATAGATTTAAAAGGAAATTATGTAGAATCTTTTGTTAGTATTGCTTCTTTACTAAGAAGTTTTAATAAGAATATTAGATATGATACTGCAAGTATAAATACTCCTAAAGTGTTTAATAGAAAATATAGAATTGTTACACCTACATACTTTAAAAATAATTTGGAAGAAATAAAATCTTGGAAATCTTTTACTTGTAAAGCTAGAGAAAGAAGTAGACTTTTTCATATTAAAAGAATAAAAGTTTATAATGAGAATGAGGAATTATTATTTAAAACTTTAGAAGAAGTTGGAAATTTTATAGGAGTATCAAAAGAAAGAGTAAGACAAATATTAAATTCTACTGGATATCATAAAAAATCAGGTTATTTTTTAAGTAAAACAGTATTGACAAATTTGTAAATGTCAAAAAAAATGACTAACTTTGCCTTTCAAGAAAGCTTGTAAAGCTCTTGAAAAACCTTCAGGTTTTTTGGGAGTGGTGTGTTTATAAGAGAGGAGAGACCTTTTTACACAATTCATAAGAGTATGTTCTGGTAGCCCCACATTATTAATTTAGTGTGGGGTTTTTATTTATTCATGCTGTACATATATTATTAATTTAAGTAAAAAATTTTTAAAATAAAAAATTTTTGAGGTTTATGAATGTGTGACTGTCCTCCTAAATAAGTACCCTCACTTATTTTTAGGGGAAACTCCCCCACCTATTGTTCAATCCTTAAACTTTTGAGCCGTGAAATATAAACTATTGATACTTTATCTGGTAGTTCTTATCTTCAGTGGTGTCTGGTACTCACTGATGTTGGACAAGCTAAGTCAAATCTTATTCTGTTGTGTGTGTGTTGTTGGACTTGTACTGTTCACAACTTATTTGTATCTAGAGCTTAGGACAAAATCCTAGGCTCTAATACGCCACTCACAATACCACAATAATACCCTCACTTATTTGGGATTAACCTTAATACATTACTATTATGTCACGTAAGTTATTACCCTTTGTTATTGCACCAAATAAGACTATTTGGGCTAAAGATAGAGCTACAGCAGTTACTATTTATAGAACTTTACAAGCTAGAGGTGTTGTATAACACCTCTTTGCTTTATTTATATTTAATGTGAATGAATCACATAAATACCCTCACTTATATTGAATACACATTAATTAATCTTAATACCTCACGTTATGAACAGTACAACAAAGAAACAACAGAGAAAAGCCAAGAGACAAGCCATTAATGATATGGTTGTAAATGGAGAGAATATTCAAATCCTTAGCAAAGAGGATGAATTACGTGAGTTCCTGTTTTATAAAAGGCAATATTAAAGTATTGCCTTTTGCCCCTTTTTTATTCGCACCTACAAAAATACCCTCACTTATTTTTGCACTTAATCAAAAGGTTAGGTAAATAATCTATGTATAATCTTAAAATAATTTTATTATGTCACAAGTTAAAGTTGTAGCGCATCCTGAAACAGGTCTAATCATTACTCCATCTACTAAAACTGAAGGTTTTGGTACTATTAGAGTAGACTCTATTAATAGGTCTATGGAAGGTGGCTTCTTGAATGTATCCAGAAGAACTGCCTTTATTAGAGGTAGAATGGAAGACCTTGAAGGATTAGGTTTAAAAGCTGGACAAGCCCTACAAGGTAGAATCCAGAAGAAAGAATCTTTCAATCCATTCTATGAGGGACAAACTTCTAAGCAATACCCAGAGGGTGCCATTGTTAATGGAGTTGCTGTTGGTGGACAAGCTGTTCTTACTAATGGTAGGGAAACTTACTTACAGTATGAATATACAGCTAACCCTGATGCTCATGATGTTTGGGTTGGAGAAACACCTGAAGGTGTATCTCAAAATGTAGAGGCTTCTATGGAGGAGCAAAATGCTGGAACAGGTAACTAATCCTGTACTCTACATGTATAAAACAGGAGGTGTATAACTACACTTCCTGTTTTTATTTTAATTATGTTGCTCAATATGCGTTATTTACAGAATTTATAGAGCAATAATGTGACATTTTATGAATATTTCTGTATTTTTTGTCTAATGTGTGTATTGTATCCACATACACAACACATAAAATATACACATTTTCACAACTCTCATTTTTCAATAGATTATTTAATTATAGCCAAATCATGAAACAAACATTAAAAGTATACTTCATAGTCTACATAATACTATTAGGAATAATAGGAGTATCTCTTGGTATAATGATGTCTATTATTGAGGATAGAAATACCCTTGAAATACCCACATTAGAGATATATACACCTAATAACATCTATTACATTGATGAATTACGTGTAACTAATGAGAACAACAACATTGTATTAACATTTGAGAATACCACTCAATTATACAATTATATTGCTGAAATTACAGCAAATGATACTCAAGATTGTAATTAACTAACAAATAGCTAAATTTATAAAAAGAACCTCTGATGAGTCTTTGAAAATTAAGACGAAACAATTATCCAGTATCAAAGCTTATTGAATCAGAACATAGGAGTCTGAGTACACAGATAAGTACTTGATAATTGTCAGGTTTAACAATATAAATGAGAAATCATGTCAAGATTAGGTAATATTTGGGAAGAAGATGAAAGAATACTTCTTTATAATTCTAAACAAGTTGCATATCCAGTTGGAGAAAAGAAAGACTCTTACAGTATATGTACATATCATTACATTAATGGTAATGCTGAAACAATAACATCTAGAAGTGAAGTAAGAAAGAATATGTTTGGTAAAGATGAAATGTTATTTCGGGGTACACCTCATGAATGTTATTTATTTATTAAAGAAATAGTAGATAAATCTAATTAACAACTTAAACCTCACTGGCGATAATATCAAA